TCTTGTAGCATTTGTAAGGCATCGTAATAATCTCCTAACTTTATTGCTAACTGTATCATTTCTATGTCGTTTATAAACTCTTGCATTAGAATAGTCTTGTTTGTGATTTGTGTTCGTTTATTCGCTTTATAGCTGCATTATAGTAATCTGTATCTAACTCACAAGCTGTAAGGTCATATCCTAAATTATGACAAGCAATAGCAATACTTCCACTACCTAAATGTGTGTCTAATATCTTATCTCCCTCTTTAGCGTAATTCATTAAAAGCCATTCATATAGCTTTACAGGTTTTTGTGTTGGGTGTATTCTTACTTCTTTGTTTTTCATATCGTGCTGTATCATTCCGTGCCAAGCAATAGAAACAAAATCAATTTTATTTAACCAACTTAGCCAAGCTAATTCCCCTTGTGAGTATGTAGGCATTGTAACGTGCTTGTGCCAATACAACATACCACCTTGCAGATTAAAGAAGTTTGCACCCCATACAATTTGTCTTTTACTAACTCTTTTTAACTCTGTAAAATAATCATCATTAGGTATTGCATCATCCCATTTTTGGCTACCATAATCTTTGCTTTTGTATGCAGATTTTTTACACTGTTTTTTGTCTGTACTATTTTTATCATCAGCATTTATCCCATAAGGAGGGTCAACAATAGCTAAATCAAAATACCCATCAGGATACCTTGCCATTAGTTTCATATTGTCCTCATTGGTTATCATAGCGTACCCCTTAATGTGTAACTGTTTAGGTCTGCATCGTCTATAAAGAAAGTTCTGTATCTGTCTATCGCTTCTAAGGTCTTACGTTCCCCCTCTAAATAAAAGTCCTCTGATACATCGTATATCGCTATATCAAGTGTGCCTTTGTCTAAAGCTATAAATTGAAACTCTGTATATGGTATGTCAAATAATTGACAGTAAACATAAACTTGTATGTCATAACCGTATTTTTTAGCTGAGTATGGGAATGCTCGTATGTCGGTTGTAGTTTTTAAATCTACTATACCGTGCTTACCTAATACGTCTGCCTTACCTCTAAATGGTAACATATCTATATTACCAACAGCAGGTACTTCAAATTGACAATCTGTAATAAGTCTTAATGCTTGTTCGTTTTTTAAAAACGCATCTGCTAATCTTTCAGCATCTCTTTTTTCTTTAGCTGTAAACACCTTACCGTGTTCTGCAAGTGCTTCTTTATACTTTTTTGTGTTCTTGCTTTGTACGTCCACAAACACCTGTGAATTAAATACATCAGGCTCTAATATACTTGTGTGAAATAACCATCCATCTCTTAATGCTTGGCTTTCACTTTGTCCGTACTGTGTAACATAATGGTACTTTTTAGGGCTTGACTGTAATAACTTAATACTACTGCTGCTTAATGCGTGTTTGCCTAAGTGTCCATAGTAAAAACTATCGTCTTGCATTTTAGCAAGTAACTCCTGCTTGTCCCACTTCTCTCCGTTTAATAATTGTATCATATCTGTTTCTCTTGTAATTGTTTATAAAATTGTTTGTATTCTTCTGCATCCTTTAATGCTTCATCTCTACTTTCTCTTAGCTTATCTATTCTAAGTTTAGCCTCTTCAAGTTGCATCTGTAATGAATTTACATATAAATAAGACGTGCTTAGATAATTACTCATTACTTCTAACTGTTTGTTGTCAGGGTTTTTCTTTAGTGCTTTAAGTACTACATCACTTGCTGCTCCAAAATCCCCCTGAAACTTTAACTCAAATAGTTCCATCTCTATATACTTTAGCACATATTGCTAATCTTTGGTCGGTGTTCTTAAACTCCTTAACCATTGTTGGGTCTGTTATACATCTTTGTATAAACTCATTCCTCTTTTCGTTCTTCTTTGGTTTCGGTATCGGCATCTTTTAATTTATTTACTACTTGTTCTAATATCATATACAGCTTTACTACGTGCTGTTCTAACTCGTTTATACGTGCGGATTGACTTGCTCTCTTTTTATTCATAAGTTACTTTTTTATGGTATGCGTTTGCGTATCCAAAATACTTTACATTCCAATCGCTTACTTGTTGATATGTGTATTTCCAAATATATGCGTTATTTTTTTCAACAGGCAAAACAAAGGCATAGTAATCTACTGTTTTTTTGTGGTGTTGTTCTTCATTAACTAAAAAATTACCTTTAGGGTGTTCTAAAGTTTTAACATCAAAAGTTGTTTCTTTTATTTTAATATCCCAAGAACATATAGGATTGTCATCTAATAATGTTTGTAATTCGTGTTCAACTCCTTTACTATATAAATAGTTAGACAATATAAGTTCTCCCTTAATCCCTAAAACATCTACATATAAATTAAGGCTACCCATTTCATATTTAGGGTGTCTTTTTCTTAAATCGTTATTGTAGTCGTTTCTTAATTTACCTAAATGCTCTGCTACTTCATTTATGTACTCAGGGTATGTCGTTTTTATCATATATGTTTGTTATTATACTTTGTTCCTCTCTTAGCAAATATACACTTTTTTTTCTTTTAGCGTTATCCCACATTGTAGTTTTTGGACAATATAGTTCGTCAGGGTCATCTAATTTTAAATCATTAAGCCAAAACATATAATTGCCTTTAGGGTCATTTACAAAGTAAAACTTCTGTATATCGCTGTCCATCTTCATAAGGTTTTTATACTTAGCAACTTCTAATATTTTAGTGTCGTAATACTTATCCCTAAACTTCATCTCAATCACACACTTGTAACCTTTAGGTGTTATCCCCTGTGCATCATAAGGAAGCATAGTATCGCCTGTGTGTACCAATCTCCACCCATCTAAATTCAAAGAAGCAACAAGTGCCTTTTCAAATTTAATTACTGTTTCTATCTTCATATATCCTTGTTATTTGTGCAATCCAATTCTTGATGCGCTTTGGGCTACACGTACAAGGCTCGTGGTATGGGTGTGCAAATAAATCAGCGTGTATTTCACACACAAATTTAAACTGCTTATTTGTTAGTTTGTTATCAAGTGAAGCAAGAAAAAACTGCCATTGCGATACTTGAATTTGGTTCATTTTACCTTTTGGCATTTTAAAATAATTCAATATCGTTCCACTTCTTTCTTCGGTCATCACATCCACAGTCAGGATATAATTTTTTCCACACATAGCGTATGCCTGTGTACTTTGTTATGTAATATACTAAATCTCCTAACCTCATAGCTTTTCCTTTATTTTGCGTTTAACCTTTTGATAAGTATTATATAATCTTCTGTACTCTATGTTTGTGTTTCTTGATAGTGCTGATATGTTACCTGTGTCCTGTACAAGTTCAAATACTTTTTTGTCGTACCAATGCAACTCGTTTAGTGCTTCGTTTACTTTGTCAAAGGCTTCTTCAAAAACGTTCTCATCTTCTAACTCTACTTTTGTCTTTTCCTCTATTATGTAGTTTATGTAATCGTCTGTTAGGTCTACAACTTGCGTACGTTGCTCCTTACGGCATAAATCTAAAAACATACTCCTAAGCACCTTATAAATGTAAAAGTCGTTTATATCGTCTTTATACGTTATGTCTATTCCGTTTTGTATAAGTACTAATAGTTTTAAATACATCTCCTGTACTAAATCTTCTGATGTGTCAGGATTGCACCCCCAACTACGGCAATAGCTTATCCATTTATTGTGTTTACTTGTTAGTATGTCGGTTATCATATTAGCTGCTGTTGTTCTCGTTTAGGATACTCTATTGGGTTTTTACCCTCTATCTCAAAGCCTACATTATTCTTTACGCTTTCAAGTCTTATAGGGTCTTCTAATGGTGTTGGTCTTCCACCTGTATCTACGTCTTTAATCTTCTTAACGTGTAAGTGTGAGTACATCCAATCACTTGGGCTATAAATATATCTGTGTATTACTAAAAAATTATCACATCTATTGACGAATTTGCCCCCTCCTTCAACCGATGCTGCACTTGGTGGAATAGGGTGTCCTTCATAATAATGCCCTTTAGGGTGTTTCTGTCTTAGGCTCTCAGTTGCAGCGTGTGTACACACCCAAGTACTAATGTTATTTTCTTTGCAGAATATTCTTATTTCGCTTGTTGCTTGGTAGTCGTACTCGTGTCCTGATATACCCTTTAATACATCTTTGTCTTTGTTAAGTGAATTGTAAGGGTCTAATAAAAAACCTTGATAATCCCACGCTTTTTTAACGTGTTGTGCTAAATCTAATAAACTTTTGTATGTGTATAGCTTTGAACCATCTACAAATTTAAAATGCTCATCTATCCACTTTACTCTTTGCTTGTAGTGTGTTTCTTCTATTTTGTTTATTGGTTTGCCCTCTAAAAATTCTACTATTTTTCTTATAATAGAATATGGCTCATTCTCACTACTGAAAACAAGCCATTTAATCTTATGTTTAACCGCATATAAGGTCATTAAGTAAAGTACTAAAGATGTTTTACCCACATTTGCGTGTCCTAATATGATGTTAAAATCTCCATACTTAAACCTAAAGTGTTCATCAAGTCTTGGAATACCAAGCCTTAACCCTGTTTTCAAAGTTCCTGCTCGGTATTCGTCTAACTTCTTTAAGTGTTGATTAATTTCTATTAGCATCAGAAAGGTAAATCTTCTTCTCTGTCGGGAGAATGTTGTGCTGTTGTTACTTCTTTTGATTTTTGCACTTCGTATGTGTTTAGCATAGA